AATTTCTAAATGGCGGTCCAGATGGGACTCGAACCCACGATCTCCTCCGTGACAGGGAGGCATGTTAACCACTACACCACTGGACCAATATTTAATTTTAAATGGAGCAGATGAGGGGATTATATAAATACCTCATATCTATTGATATTTGATGTTATTTACATCATTAACTGCGTGTTTTGATAACACTTTGTTGTTTTGTACCCCAAAATGTACCTCACTGCTTCACGCAAGAAAGATAATACAGTATAAACTATATTATGTCAATCTTTTTTTATAAATTTTATTTTTTATAAATTTCATCCTTAAACAAATCTTCCGTATGGATTGGTATTGTATCCTTTCGAATTTAACACACCAGCTTTCATCCAACGACGTTCACCTGTTGAAGCACTAATCCAACTAATCCAAACGAATCCTTCACGTTTTACATATCCGTCATATCTGACAGACATTCCGTTAGAGTAGTACAATCCTGTATCAATTCCTTTTTCTGTAGGTGCTTTTCTAATTTTCAAAGTTGTATTTGGATAGAATGTAGCATTTTCTCTAGTAAAATCTGAAGGGATACTATTTAATACAGTCTGTACTGATTGAGTTGTTGTTCCGCCAGGAACATGAGGGTCTGAATCAATACCTGTGTCATTTGTCCATCCAATTGCTACACCATTACGATCTACACGATACGGATATTTAGCGCCTTTAATCACTCGTCCAATTGTTCCGTTCCAATCGCCTTTATAAACTTTACCTGTACCATAGCAATTTACACTTAATGTATTTGTACAGATAGGTGTACTAACTGAGTACTTCTCACCACTTGGAGCGCTTGGAGTACTTGGCTGTGTTGGAGCTACAGTTTGATCATCCAATCTAGCATTTACTTCTTGTGCTAACTGTGGCATTTTCGAATGCAAATAAGGGCCCGGACAAGCGGTCGCAGTAAACATTCTATGTTCAGTTAAGCTGCCATTCGCATTACCAGTGTAATTCAATCTGAATCCATATCGTTTACATACATCCACGCATAGATTTACTAATGCATTCCATGCTTTTGGTGAGATTGTCCACGTATCTGTATTATCGTTAGCAATCTCAATGGTAATTGCCTGGCAATCATTGTAGTAATTACTTGATGTCCATGCACGATTTTCTTCATCAACATTCGCTACAATCGTACCATCTGAACCAATACAATAGTTTGCACTAGCTTCCCTTCCAGATACCTGAAATGATCTAGCACAAGTCTCTGCTGACCATTTACAAGCCATATGATGCGGTGTGATTTTACAGACCTTGTAACCACCTCTACCACGCATATAGTTATCTGTACTAGCAGGAATATATTTATTTGTTAAGCTTGAGTATGACATTCTTCTTCACCATCTTCTTTACCATTGCTCAATTCTGTTTGAGCTTCTTCTGGTAAATCTTCAAATTTTACTTCTTTTTCTTTATCACTCATTATTATTCCTCCTCTGGTACACTAATTTCAGGCAATCCACCAATACTGGTTAATAACGAAACAACACCCGATAAAACCGCAGACGAAATTACAACTCGCCAATCAACAGATTCCAACAATGCAGATGCTCCAATGACTCCTACTGCTGTCTGAGCAATTGTTTTTAATGCTCTAATACTTGCGTAGTATCCATATTGTACCCACCATTCTTTACTATATTTTTTCATTTACAAATACCTCCTATACTAATAATAGTATTTAAATCATTTGTACACTGTACAAAATAAAAGACCGTATTTAACGGCCTTATTGATACATATTAAACATGTCTCGTATATGGGTCTTAATCATTGTTTTTTCTTCATCTGAATCAACGCATTCATGAATCATAGTTACGATTTGTTGCATACATTTCATAGTCTTATCTAATTCACGATGAGACTTTTCTAAATCCATATCACCTTTTGTACGCTCATATTCTTCTTTGAATGCTTTATATTTTTTCAAATGTTCTGCAAGCTTATAAACAATATCCTCTGTTTCTGGATCATGAATATTATATCCATCACTATCTTCTTTTAATCTTGCAACAGTTGAAACTCCATCTTTCCCTATCTCAATTTGATATTTATTTCTCATTGCTTCTATCGTTTCAATATCTTTGATATTATCCAAAGCTTGAGATAATGCATGGAAATAAGATTCTGCATATCCATATTTCTCTAACATGTTTATTGACTCATGCATTATCTTTTCATTAACTTCCATTGCTTTGTGCATATTTTTCACCTACGCAATCTTCTTAATAATGATGTTTGCATTTTGAACAGATAAATCCAAACCACTGTTATTTGCTAGTGCAATTGTATAAGATGCACCACATGGAACTTGAATCAAAGTGTCTCCATTAACGTTTCCGTATGCATTTGCAGTTGCAACAGTATAAATAGATTGTGTTCCACCAATTACTTCTCCATTTAGTTCAAGCACTAGAGAAGCTTGTCCTGCCGCTGCACTCGTAATATCCGCAGTATAAGTTACCTCATAGATACCTTGCTTTGTTAGTGTAAACAATCCGCTTCCTGGATCGTGTGCCAACCATCCTTTACATGGACACTGGCATGATTTTGATCTTACACGATCTGTAGGAAACAAAACATTATTTGAATTATCGACTGTCTGAACAGCCGTAGCAATACTATTAATCATTTCTTTTATCCTCCTATTAAAATAGGGATAGCCTTTTGACTATCCCATTAAATCCAAAGGCAATTGCCTAATCACATATGTGCTAGATTATAAGTTGTTGTAGCCATTACATCCACATCCGTTGTTATAAGCGTAATATGGTGAACATGTAATGTAAGCTGGTTTTGGTGTTGGTTGCAAAGTATTAATGATGTTTGCTGACTGTGCCTGTTGGCTTAATTGGAAATTAGCTGTCAATAAATCACGATCACGATCAGCTAAACGATCACGTAATTCTTGCATAGTGTTTGCATTGATCAACGCACGTGTAGCTTCACCTTCTGAATGAATTGCTGTTGTAATGTCACAAGTGTTTTTGAAACTTTGAGCATTTACATTGTCAATTGCACGTTGTGTGTTGCAGCAACATTCTTGTTGTTGAGCTTGCAAATTTTGAAGTCCTAACTGATTAGTATAGCGACTTTCTAGTACGTCTCGTTGAGTTTGGCAACCTGTTTGAGATACATTTGTGTTTGTGTTAAAAATGTCTCGTTTAATGAATTCTTCATTTAATAAAGAATCATTTGTTAGGTTTCCATTGCCATATCCTCCATATCCAAATAATACGAAGATTAGCAAGATCCAAATCCACCAACCACCTCCGTTTCCAAAGCCGTCATTTCTTTCGGCTAAGTTGTAAGTTGGTTGAATTCCCATTCCATTTTCCATCATATATTTTCTCCTTTCTTTCTATAATAACGGTTTAGCCGTTGTTACCTGATTCCAAATTGTTTTGCCATTTGTTGAAGTTGTTGTTTCTGTTGGGGATTTAAATTACCCATCATCTGATTTAAAATCGCTTGTGGATTTTGGCCACTGTTCATAAGCATTTGAAATTGTTGAAATGCTTGTGGATTTTTCTGTGACAACATGTTCATTAACATTTGCTGGGGATTTCCCATATTCATCATGTTAATTGGATTCATGTTTCCCATAATACTTTTTAAAGGATTCATTTTGTTTGTGCTCCTTTCTTAGGTTGTTCATTAGCTTGTCTTGGTGGTTTACTTAATGCACCTATCAACTCATCTAACTTCTTTTCAATTCCGTCCACACGATTTTCGATACTGTTAGAAGTATCTTCTGTGATTTCTTCAAATTTAAATTTTTTAAATGTTCCATCTAAAGATTTCATATAAAAGATAGATTTATTATTATCAAATAAAATCGTTGGTAGATTTGCGTTCGCAAAGTTTCTAGCTTCCTGTTCGTCATTCACCCATTTTCCATTAAAATCAAAATTGCCTTGTTGTTGTGGTGTAATCTGATTATTAATATTGATAGGTGGAATATTTGCATACTGTTGTACTTGCTGAATTTGTTGATCTATCATTTGTCTTTGTTGCATCAAACTGTCAATTCGTGCTTGTGCTGGATTATAATTGTTATACATTTCAACCACCTCTTTACGATTTAATTATATGGTTACGTAATGAATAATTTAATACTCGAATAATACTCATAAAATACCCAAAATAAAATGAGCAACCATTATAGATTGCTCACATATTTATCGAACATTTTTCTTGCTTTACATACTCTGTTCCTTATGGTTTGTACTTCCACACATAATGCATCTGCAATTTCGGTACATGACATATCATACACGTATCTCATAATCAAAACCTGTTCATATTTCTTTCTTAATCCAACAGATTTGATAAGTATTAATGCATCATTAGGACGTATCTCTTTTAATCTGTTAGCTTTGTTAATATAAACCACCGCCTTAATCAAATTCGTTGGTTTGAATTAGCTTCGCAAGAACAATTATTCACATGATCATCTTTCCAATAACCACGACAAACAATAGTAGAATAAAGAACAATAATCACTAGGATTAAAACCGTAATAATTGTTCTACTTGTTTTATAGTTTCTATCAATTAATTTTGAACAAAAGCCATAAATGTTATCCACTTTTTCTTCTACATTTTGAAGTTTCTTGTTTGCATCTTTAATATCCATTTTTATTACGATCCTCCAACGCTTCTACACGTTTAAACAAAGTAGTTATTTGTTCTTTTATTTGAGAAAGCTCCACTTCCATTGAATTGCTTCCTTTTTTTATTTCTGAAATTGAATCCTTTATATCACTTAAATCCGATTTAATATGTTCCAATTCATTCTTCAAAAATGCCATATTGGATATTTGCTCTCCATCCATCTTGCGTGTGCCACGATTATACGTAATAAATGCAATTACAAGCATGCATGCAGAAATAATAACACTAAGATATTCACCACTCATATTCGTTTTCCTTTCAAGTTTTCATCCTATTTAAATGCAATAATCCACTAATTAATTTCTTATTTAGTTAACTAAATTCAATTAATTCTTTATATTCTTCTTTTGTAAGCTTCCCTTTTTCAAAAGCTTGCTTAGCTAAGAAAATGAAACTGTCTTTGTCATATTTACCTTCGATAACTCTTTTCTTTTGATTACTCAAGATTCTATACATATTTATCTTCCTCCGTTTCTTCCTCAGGTAAATCAATGCCTGCCATGCAAGCTACATACTGAGTGATGAATTTCTGATTCTCTAATTCGTCTGCGTTGTTTTGAATTTGATAAGCTTCATATTCTTCTTGAGCTTGTCTTTCGATTGTTGTTTCAAGTTGTTTGATTTTCATTTAAAAACTCCTTTCTACGCAATGCAAACGAGCAGAATGCAATAAAGCGAGTAGCTTGCATTGTTAGAGTTGATGCTACCGTCATTATAGATATTCCACACATAATTCGCAGCGCTACGATTGGTTGAGCGCAAACGGACGTACTTAGGTGTCGTTTTGTCAACTACAGAATATGTAATCATGTTAGGGTAGCTTATCTCCAGTTCACAAGGTGTTGTGCGTCCGCTTCTTCGCTTCCAATAGGTATGTGCTTCTCCTTCTCCGTTAACTGAAGTATTTGCATAAATTTGTCCAAGGGAAGGCAATGTAACATAGTCATAAGTAATATCTTCAACACCTTCATCGTTTACAGTGTTTGCAAAAGTGGACACCTTAACTTTTTTCAAGCAATTTAGCATTTCCTCAGGCATACCACATAGGAATCCATCCTTAGAAGCTAATTGGTCTGGGCAAATATCCCATTGGTCTTGCGGAGTCCACCATTTTAGTTTTGGCTTGTTAGAGTTAGCCCACTGACGTAATGCAGACGTTTTCCACCTGTTCCATGCATAAGCCATTTCTTGCACGGAGTTTAAATTTCCATTTCTAGTCTCAAATTGAATCGTTCCTAGATTTGTTCCGCCACTACCAACAGTAACATCGACTGTTTCATTTAATGTGATTCCGTCTTTACCGTATGAATAAACTTTCCAACTTGACGGTGCAGTATCGGGTGCTCCGTAACATCCGGCTAATCTACCACCTTTTTCTACAGGTTTAGTTAATGTGAATTGGTAATTGATTCCCGGCTTTACATTTTCTCCCCATGCTTGCGCAAAGTCGAAATGATATGTTCCTGCACTAAGTCCATCTGGACACGCTAAAAATGCTCTTTGATGTGAGAATTGAATCTCAAAAGGTAAGCAATAATGTGTTTGAAGCCACATTCCCGGAACTACTTCTCCGTCCTCTAAAGTTACATCTTCAAAGTGGTTTACTTGCCATGGAATATTATATTCCTTTGAGTCTGCGGTATCTGTCCATTTCTCAATTAGTTGTGTACCAATTGCGAACGCTTTTTCTCCTGCTCCATCTGCAACGATTGTTTGAACACTATTCCAATCCATATTGGAATGCGCGATATTTGCTTGTGCGATTACAGATAAAGCTTTTGCAATTTCTTGACCTGTTTCATCTGTTAAAATTCTTTTTCTGCTCATTATTCTTCCACCTCCTGAACAATATATCCATTTTCATCTACGTATAAACCTAAATCAGCAAGACGTTTAACTTGTTTATCTCCTTCAACAACCAGTTCGTTCAAATACACATTTTTTTTATTTTCTAAAGTTGTGTTTGCTTGTTGCACCTTAGAATCAACAAGCATTAACATCTCTGCCACTTGATCTTTTTCAGCTTGAGTTAATGTACTAATTTTTACATATATACTTTCAGGCACTAAAGTTTGAGCTAGTTTTGAACCCCATACCTTTTCAATCTCATCTGTTCCTTCTTTTGTTTTTGTAGCTTTTACCACAAAAAACAGTTGTCCTTTATTTTTTAAAGCTTCTCCAGGCACAATCCAATCAAATTCATACGAATCCCCAACAATTCTATTGTTAACCGCAAGTGTAGTACCTGTTTTGTTAGACGAATCTTTCCAATTTATGCGTATTACAGAATCGGACATTTTAAAAACATCACTAACTGCATTTATAACTTTAAATTTTATAAGCATAGAATCTTTATCATATTGAGTACCAAACACTTTGTTTGGATTATGAATTTCAATTTCTCTAGTTATAGCATCAATATAAATATACTCATCATCATAATCGTGTGCATCTATATCAAAACTTAATGTAGCTTTTAATCCATCCATTTTTTAATCTCCTTTCACTTGAAGTACTCCTTTTAATGGGGTTTCTTTAATTCCATTCACATCTATATGAACCATCCAATTATAAACACCAACAGAAAGATTGTCCGTTTGACAAATTACCTTCAAAGATTCATCAATAGGAATTCTGATATATTCTTTGCCATCTTTATAAACAATGAATTCTAAAGAATCATTTTTACCAGGAATAAATATTTTTCCATTTTTATATTTAATTAAAATGTCTGTATAGATGGTATCACCTTGATTTATAAAAATATGATCTCTTTTAATTTCCATTCTTTATTTCTCCTTATAAGGTATTGCCTGATGCCATTCCAAACCATCATATGCGCTTAATCTAACAAGACTATAAGTATCTCTACTGCCTACACCGGAAGAATATGCGCTTATTTCACTATCTAGTTTTGGTTTATTCATTCTTCCAAGTGCAAAAGAATACCCACATTTCCACTCTCCATCAACAAACACCCACGCTTCCATATAAGTGAATGTTGTGTTAAATTTAAAATCAAACGGTTTACTGGTTCGTCCAAGTGTATCTTCTACTGTTACATCAAAATATAATTCCAAGTTTTTTTTCAGATTATTATATGTGGTGCTTGTTCCTTCAGCTTTTTTGTAAACTCCACCTTCTCCCCACGTACAAGATTTTACATGAGCATCATCTGAAGTGTGCACAGTAAGTGTTACATTATCATAATTCGAATCAACTTCTGTTATCACAAAATCAACACTTTCGATACTTATTTCAGGATAATTCTCTAGTGTGGTTGCAGTTAATATTTTTTGACTTACATACGATCCACTTAAATCGGCTTTCCATACCTCAACATGATATTCATACTGTGTTTTTTGCGCCAATCCATCAACAGTTAAAGATCCATTTAAATTGTTTGAAATAAATGCACTTTTATCTTGCGAAAATACTCGTAAACAATATAAATTGTATGGATTACTTTTTAATTTTCCGTTGATAACTAAAGATTCTACATCAATATCAGATATGGATGTTTCAAACTCAGGCGCTGAAATCAAAGGTGTTGTTACACTGGCTGTTCCACTTAAATTTGGCCATCCACTAATACTACAATTCCAAGTAAATGTCCATTGCCTATAACAACCCATATTTTCATTTATTTCACCAGGAATATTTATCCACCCTGTATCTTGTGTATAATATCCATAATTCATGTATCCTGACCATGTTAATCCACCAAATTTTACTGTATTATACGCTTGGATAGCGAATTGACCTGTAATCCTAAAGCGAACATTAGCTTTGTATCTTAAGTTAGGATAAGCACCTTCGTATCGTTCATTATAAACATCAAACGAAACGCGCAAGTATTGGTTATAGTCTAAATTCGCTACATCAGAATATGCAGATACATCATAATCTATCGCTGGCATGTGTTGACCATCTTCGATAATTGACGAATTGTCTAATAAGACATCAAGATCAAAATCGGTTTCGTTGTAATCTAATTCACATACAACTCCCATAATCTACTCCTTATATTTGATATAAATATCACCTTGCTTGTCTGTTGATAAAACAGTAGGATCACTTGTTCCATAACGCACATTTACAGTCAATTTTAACTGTTCTTGAAATTGACTAATATAATCTTCTAAAACTCTGATGTATTCTCTTTGTTTTGCAATCAATTCAATAGCATTTCTAAATTCTTCTTTAGATTCAAGTTCAAATGACATTGCAATATTTTCAATTACATTAATTTTAATAGGAACAGACGTTACGAATTCACCACTCATCAGAACATTGATTTGGCATTGTACTATGCCAACCTCAGCAATAATCTGTTGGAATATTTTTGGATCTGAAAATTTAATTTCGTAAGCATTCGAATTTTGAAATCTAGATACAGATGTAGCATCCATACTAACCATTAATCCACTAGGCTTAGTAGCCCATAACGTAGCGGTTAAGCTATCATCCGTATACGCTACTTGATCAGTGATAATATCGTCACTGACGAATACATCCAATCCTCGTCCTGTGTCTCCTTGTACCATTTCAACTATAGGTACAGATGTTTGCTTAGTTAAGCTTACAGTTACATTTGAATATACAATTGCCATGTTATACCTCCGTTTCCAATATAAGAGTAAGTTCATCTGGCATTTCTTTGATTAAATCATATGTCATTTTATTTAAATAAAATCTTTCTCTTTTGCCTGAATTATTTGTGTCTACATAAATAACATCATTCAATTTTAATTGATTTGCATTAGGAATGTTTGATCCAAACAATTCTTCAAATTTTATAGTTGTTTCCGTATCCGAATTTTGCAATTTATTTTTTAAATCTTTGCCAGCAATATATCTTAAATATGCTTGCAAATTAGATTCATTTTTAAATACGCCAAACGTAGCTTTTGTGGCCGATGAATCATCGGTCATTAATTTAACATCCGAATACTCTTTCACTTCAAGGCGGTGTATTTCATTCTCATCCCATTTGCTCGATTTAACTATCTCGTTATTTGGCAAAATTCTTCCATTGTATGCCTTTGGAATTATTCCAGTAACAACATTTTCCATAGATACTTTTTTTGTATAGTCAACAATTTCTTTATAACCAACATAAAACTCTTTAGGCTTTAATGTTTCCTTATACCCAGTTGGTTTACCAAAATAACAATCATAATTATTAAACATCGCAACGTATCTATGTTCTTCACATTCCGGCCATCTATTTATCATAGAATTATCTTCACTTCCAAATAAGCATTGAATCAAATTATAACGAACCCAATAGGCTGTCTGTGTTGATTCCTTATCTTCAAATTGCCAACAAAGACTTTGTGATTTGTTACCTATTCCGTGTGAATATAGTTGTATTTTCACTCCTTGCGTTAAACCGCTTCCATCACCGCCTGGCCACCAATTGTAGTTTTTATCGGTAGGTCTAACGATTTTATATCCATTAGCTTCTGGCAAATAGATAAGTCCCCAATAATCTTCCCAATGCATATTTGTATTCGATGGATCATTTCTAAGCCAATATGTTTCAATTTTAGAATAATTTCGATCTACATAATCTTCAGCACATATCCATCTACACGAACATATAGACATAAAAGACCAAATTTCATGAATCCCATTAATTTCATCCGAAAATTTTTTTAAAACAAATGTTTGAGCAGGTGAATTGTTAGCTTTAAACATTTCTAATTGTGTTGCTATATCCTCGTTTGCTGATGGAACATCTACACACAAATCCGTTTTATAAGCATTGTGAATATGTACTTCTCTACCATCTTCTGGCTTTATATTTTTGTAATCTTCGTACCACCTATCACCATAAACATGATAAGGATATTTAGATTTTGATTTTTCGATAATATCATTAGCAGTTTTAATAGCTCCATCCCACGTTGAATTCACTGTACGATCATCAAATACAAATATTTCTTTTTGAGAATCAAAGAATATATGCGTTGCATAACATACATATGTATCAGAAATTCTATTTTCTTTAAAATAAACTATTCTAAATAGTTGCGCTTTTTCAAAGTTTAAATCTACTTTAAAAACAGATTCTTCTGAAATTTTCATTCCCAATAATTCACTCTTCGGAAATTCAATTTCCACATACCAGATTGAGTTTCTTTCAAAAGTTGCTATTGCGCTTTTACAGTTCTTAAGAACAATATCTCCATTTCGTTCAATCATTTGTTGATATGTTGTATTTTTTTTAGACAAAAATAAATGTATCATTATCAAATCTCCTTAAAGTTTCTGAATATTTCAGTACGAATCAAACCAATTTCTGTATTGATAACTATGTCGTTTGATCCATATTCAAGTTTTAAATCTTCAAATGATCCTTCTGTTTTTAATGTTGTATATTCGAAATATCCATTTTCATAAACAGTTTTCATATATGCATTTTCAGAATTTATTTCTATGTATTTAACAGCCAGTGCATTATCAATGCTACCCGGTTGATAATAATTGTATTTTTTAGCAAACGGTTGATATATTTTAAAACTGCTGTTATGAGTAAGTGAACTAATAGAAATCCAGCCAGTCTTTTCTGATGTGTTATAGAATTTATACGTAGGATATGACGGTTCGTAAAGATTTATAATTGATGTAACGTCAAATACCGAAATCTGCATAGGTCTAGAATATTTATCAATATATCTATATCCATCAACGGTAAATTTGATAGTGAAAGAAAACATAAATCCATGCCATCTTTCTGAAATGTTATATTCAATATTCTTCACTTTCCAAAAATGGTCAGAATCTTCATCTGGGAATTTTAATAATCCTTTTCCACCTGCAAAATATTTTTTAATATCATACAATCTTTCATTAGCTTCTTTTTTGTTTTTAACTACAAAATTACAAGGAACCTCAATCGTTTTATCTTTAAGAACACCAGTGTGACGGTACGATGTTGTACCGTCTCCCATTTCTGATGTTTCTACAATTTCTTCCGAAAAAGGGATAATTGGAGCACTAGTTATCTTCACCAAATTCATAATATTTTTGTAAATTGTATATGGTTGATTTTCAGGTGTATATTGTAATGTATACATATTCTAAGCTACTCCTTTCCCTATATTTTTTAGCATATCTCGAATTGACACAATTTCTTGTACAGTATCTGTAACAACATTTCCGTCTAGCTGCATAGGTTGTAGATTGATTGTGATATTGCTATCCAATATTGCATTTAAAGTACTCGTTAAATTGTCCATTCTTTTGTAAATACCATCCAAGTTTAAATTGTTTGCCGTAGAATTAGAGCGTGATACTGTACCACCCATAATAGATGTAGTAGCATCACTAGCCACTGCATATGCGCTTGTATCAGCCAACGCTGCAATAGAATCAGCACTCATAGGTGCAACATCAGAATCAACAACAGGTCGAGATAAATTATCTAAAGAATGTTTTTCAGTTTTGTGTACAGTTTTCTTTATAGTTGTAATAATAATAGGATCTTTGGCGGCTGCTTTTGCGTTATGGATAGCTTTTTGAACTTTTTTTGCATAATCTATAGTTGCTTGCGCATACGGCTCATAAGCTTTCAATAATGCACTTCCACCTGATTTTCCCATAGAACCAGAAGATGCCTGTGCATTGGATTTTCCATCGCCCATCTTATCTCCAGTATCTTTGGATTTTTTTGAAGCTTTATCTTTAGCTTTATCTAATTCCTTTTCTAATTCGTCAACTCCGCCTTTTGCCAAAGCTTTCATAGCTTGATCAACAGTAATTGTTCCATCTGCAATACCTGCTGCACATTTTTGTGGAATTTGTTCACCATCATAATTTGATTTCGTTAATGCTTCCTCAAACTCAATCAGGTTATTCAGCATTGTATTCGCTTCTGATACACTGCCTGCATTTGAAATAATACTGTAAGCCATGTCTTGTGGAATGTTAAGACCAGCTGCGCTTGCATTATCAACTAACTGCTGAAATGTCATCATAGATGCCACAAAATTACTTGCCGTTTGATAACTTTCTGTGCCATTCATGATTCCACTTGTTAACTTTTCAGGAATTTGAATACCCGCTTCACCAGCTTTATCTATAGCACCTTGTAATGATTGTTTTAACGAATCTCCAATTTTTGTATAGCCACCCGTTTCTGCCTGGTTGTTGAGATCTAGTAAAGTCTTATTTGTTTCTTGCATTTTAGTTGCCATAGTTGCTAAAGAACCGTTTGCTTCATCTATTTTCTTTCTCAACTGCTCAATCTGAGTTTGATACTTTAATGCCTTTTCAGTGTCCCCATCTTTAAATGCTTGTGATTGTTTGGCTTTCAATTCATCCATCTTGTCATTTAATCCATGAACACTCTCTGTTACTTCACTATATTTCATCTGTTGCTTAATTAAAGCTTTTGTTTGTTCTTTAATCGCTTCTGCATACGCTTCTTGTTTAGCAGCTTCTTGAACTTTTTGAATGTATTCTTCTAGCGCTTGATTGTTTTCAAACACCTTGCCTGTATTATCGGCAACTTTTCCTGTATTTGAATCAATTGTTAAACCAAGATCAGGATAGATTTCATTCAATTGATTAACAGCTTCTTGCAACATTTGTTTCTGTATAGTATTTTTGTTTTCTACACCATTTAATTGTTCAATCGTTCTCATCAAAGAATTAGACTGACTAATATTCTGTTCATTTGTAGCCAAAATGGTTTCTGATTTTTCTTTATATTCATCAATTTTTTTATTGAACGAACTAACACTGTCTACAACTTTTAAATAACTTTGAGCTACTGCATCATTCTTAACAGCGTTTTCTAAAGCTTTTTTATTTGCCTTTTCAAACATAGGAACTAACACTGCAATTTCAGCAGCTGCCAATCCAACAGCTATCCCAACTCCACCTAATGCAATACTTGAATTTTTTAATGCTTCAGTTGTAACTCCAGTTTTCTTAAACAATTTTGTCAATAATCCATTAGTTTTATCTACAGGGCCACTTAAATTGTTTAGTTCACCTGCCGTTTTGCCAACCCATGAAGAAACTATTCCAAATCCATTTGTCAACTTCTTAGCGCCACTAAATATTTTTCCTAATCCTTTTGCGGTAGGATATGATGCTGCGGTAAGCAACAATAGTTTAGCAATCGTTTCCTGCGTTCCATCATCTAGATTAGAGAATGCATTCGCTGTTTTCTTTACAACTTTTAAAATAGATGTAAGAGTAGGAGCAAACGCCTGGCCCAATTCATCAGCGGCTTGTTTAACTGCTTCCCATGTCTGTGACATTTGAGATTTTAATGTTCCATATCGCTTTTCTGCTTCAGTTGCCATGGCTGAATTCGCTTGCCATGCGTTTTGAGAAACATTTAATGCATTAGCCAATACATCCGAACTTTGTGCCAAAGCACCCATTGCTTGTGATTGTCTAATTTCTGTAATGCCTAAATCATTAAGAGTTTTTGTAACATCACTTGATTTACCAATACCTTCTACAAACTTTAAGAATGTTCCGGCTGCATCTTCTCCCCAAGCCTTTTGGAATTGTTGAGAAGTCATACCAGACACTTCCGCAAAATCAGATAACGAATCATTCCCCGTTGAAACAGCTATATCAATCGTCTTTAACATTTTAGAAACAGAACCACCACCAGCAGCGGCTTCAATACCTAATGAAGATAATGCAGTTGATAATCCTAATACTTGGTTAGAGTTAAAGCCTACCATCTTACCTGCAACGCCTAATCTAGTAGCCATATCCATAATATCCGCTTCAGTAGTAGAGAATTTATTTCCCAAATCTACGATTGTAGAGCCTAATCGAGAATAATATGTATTTGTCTTTTTAGACTGTGAAACCATTACGTTAGAGAATTTGGCAATACTTTGTGCTGCTTCTTCACCAACAAGATTTGTTGTATCCCCTAATTGCGTAATCGTCTTAGTAAAGCCAACAATAGAATCTGTAGGGATACCCATTTGTCCCGCAAGTTCTGCATAATGTGCAATATCTTGATATGTACTCGATGTATTTTGTGCAAGATCTTTTAAGCCTGCATTGATTTTTTCAAACTGTTGAGGGGTTGCATTTACTGTTTTTGTAACACCAGTCCATGCATCTTCAAAATCAATTGCAGTTTTTGTTGCTCCGACAATAACCGCTGCTGACAACGCAGACAACGGTTTAATAGTTTCTGCAAATTGGTTTGCTTTCTGACTGGCAACACCAAATGAATGTGATAATTTTAATATATTTTCATTATCTGTAATAAAGCTTTTATTCAAACTCTTTAATTCATTGTTTAATGTTGCTGCACCAGCTCTTAGGCCATTAAACGTCCTTTGCGATTCCTCATACGTGCTTCCTAAGTCAACGAGATTTTTCTTTTGTTCCGCAATTTTTGCATTGTATTCCTTTTGCGAAGCACTATTTGCCTTCATAGAAACTGTAAGTTCTTTATTTCTAGCAGCTAGAGTTGAAATTGCGGTTTCACATTGTTCTGTAGTGTGATAACTATCACCAATCGCATCTTTCCATGCTTGGATTTGAGTTTGATTTGTCTTATATTCTTTTTGTAAGGCACTCATCGCCGATTCAGTGCTGTTTAATTTAGTCTGATATTGCGATAACGTGGCTTTTGATTTGTTAACTTGATCTGTCCATTGTTGTTGTGTTTTAGGATATTCTTTAAGCTTTTTGTTATAGACATCCAATTGCTTAGAAGTGCTCTGAATCTTATCCTTTAATAGATTTTGGTATGTTGCAAATGACGAGAAATCATTCGGATTTAGCTTCATCGAAGCTTTTAGCTTAGACATTGTTTTGTCTAATCCCGATGTTTCTCTTTTGATTTCATTTATCGCTTTCTGAAATCCTGTAGTATCTCCATCAATCTTTACGGAGATACCTTTTATTTGATTATAGCCTGACAATTTTAGTACCTCCTAAAATCTGTCAAAGTCTTCTTGGGTTGCCATACGTACGTTGGATTTCTTTTTATTAATGCTTTTTTCAGCTCGATTTGTCATGTTGTTTTTTGCAACAATTAAATCAAACATCATTCCAATATCCATATTGTCTATTTCATCCATTTTTAGCCCTAGATTCATGCATCCTAAAATTAATTCAGAATAGCTTGTTAATCTTTTTTTTTCTTATTTTCTTCATCTTTTTTTTCAGTTTCATCTTCAACTGTGGCCTTATTTGAATAAACGATTTTTTCAAATAAAATAACACCAATTAAAACAAATGATTCATAATCATCAACATTATCTACCATTACATTAAACGGTTCAGTAACCAAGTTATTTTTAACATCGTACGCTTTGATGCAGGCCCATAGTAAACGTTCAAAAAATTCCGATCCAACTTCTTTTAATAGAATGAAATATGCATTTTCATCCCCTCTGTCTTCATCTACCGCTTTTTTAATACCTTCATCAAAATTCATTTGCGCCTGTTGAATATCAATCAATAAATCACGATTGAATGTTTCTCTATAAATACGTGCTGTAATCCCTTTATATAGGACACCGTGTTCTTTACCTTCGATTTTTACTGTAGTTTCCATATAACCTCACAAAGAGGGGGTTGCCCCTCTTATAATGCGCTCACTTCCTTGCCATCATCACTTTGTACTTCTACCGGTGTACCGGCTTCATGGCTCACTTGGCTCACTTCACTAGCTTTTGGTGTAGGTAATTTTGGCGCAGTCGTAAAGAAACTAGTATAGTTTGTATCACCTTTTTTGCAGTCAATTTTTACCCATGCATGATCATCTTTTTCTACAGGAATAGCTGTAATATCCATAGTTGTTGTATTTGGATCAATACTTTCTTCTCTTGTTTCACCTTCAACAGATGGGCGAGCAAATACCACTTTGAAGAACATATGTTTTGTCGCATTTTTGTCTCCTTCAAATTGGAACATTAAGCCTACGTTGTTAGGTAGAACGTTAGCGTCTTCAGCCAAGTTTCCTTCCTCTGTTTCAATATTATTAAAAATCATTTTTTTAATTTCATCTTCCAAGTATGTCATTTCAATACTTCCGGAATATCCATTATTACTGTTTGTTGTAAAATATGCAGTGTTGTCTGCATAATATGTATTTGTATCTCCTTCCGGATCTAGTGTTAATGATTTAGCACCTTTCCATGCTACAGGTGTACCATACGTAATATTTCCACCTTCTTCAGACTCAATAGGAACTACATGTACATTTTTAATTCCATATTTAACTTTGTTTGTATCTGCCATAGTTTTTATCCTTTCAAATATTTTTCGATTAAACTTGGCAGTTCCTTGATTGCGTTTGTTTCTCCATCTTTCCAGTGCTTGAATGCACGTGTACGTTTAGGAGAATTCCATAAATTATGTCCGTTTTCTAATAAATGAGTTAATGAGTATTCATGGCCACTCGCATAAATAACACCGCGTGTATGAGCTAACTCACGCTCAATCTTATATGTTATAGACCTTTTATATTTGCCCTTTCTGCGTGTGTTTCTATGATCTACATTGGCCTTAGCTTTAATAATATCTTTAGAATCTTTTGTAGTTTCTTCTACTGCTCTATCAATCTGCGCCAAAGAATGCTCTTTATATTCTTGAATCATCTTTCTAATTTCTGGCCCAAGCTGCGACATATCGCAATATACATCATTGACGGCCAACTAATGTCACCGTCCATTCTGTACAGTGTACTTTTTGAGCTTTTATATCTTCATCTGTGATAGTTTGGTATGGTATTTCTAATTCATCGAACATGTCTTCGATTTTAGCTTCTAATTCAAAATCTTTTTGATCCGTCACTAATCTATATATGTAAGTTCCAATCTTGCAATACGTTCTATTGTCTGCAAAGTAATTATTTGTATAATCCAATGCATAATTTCCGTATGGAGTATGGGGCTTTGACTTGAAACTACCATATACAAATTGTCCTTCACCTAAAAGTTCAGTGAATTTAGCAACGATTTGTTTTCTTACTGTTTCCATTCTCCAGCATCCTGTTGAACATATAGTTCAATCGTATCTCCGGATGGAAACGTACGATAAACCGCATACTTTTTGTCGTTGTATTTCACTGTTGTCTCATCATTGTAATCAATGCTTGGAATAACAAGCTTATACGCTAACTGTATGCCTGCCTGGTAGGCTTCATTGAATTCTTTTGAATAAATTCCACCAACTCGGCAAAATACTTCCTTCTCCGTTTCGTTAACATGTTCCACACCATCTTCATCAACATATCTTTCTTTTTCAATCAGATATGCCACATCATAATAAAGATTATTCTCACGAGTATATTCATATGCCATACTATGTCACCTTCTTATGGGATTTATCTGTCATAAGAATCTGACGTAAATCCTCATATGTTTTAGCCATTGATTCTTTATATGAAGCATCCGTTGTACCAAATTTTGACTTTACATATGTTATTACCGCTACTACAATTTCATCTTCTAAATCATCCTCATCAAATAAGATATTTAATCTATCCAAATCGTATAAACATGCATTGATATACGTTTTGATTTCATCATCATATGCTCGTGATTTAGCTCTTGTAGCAGCAGTTCTAACACGTTCTAGAAGGCTTTCAGAAATATTGAATGCCATTATCTATCACCTAAGCTTTCTTCGCACTGCTTTTTCGAGTGTTTTTCTTAGGCTCATCTTCTAATACAATAGGTTCTTCATCAACTAAAGCTGGTTCTTCATCAGTTGCAACAGGTTCTTCATCAACTAAAGCTGGTTCTTCATCAGTTAATGATTGTGTTTCCGCCTGGTTTTCATCTGTTGAAGCATCTCCATTGCTTAAGCTACTTTTTTTTTTAGCAGAAAGATATATTGAGGATCTAATACTTTACCATCATTGATTACTAATGCCTGAGTTACTTCCTCATTCTTTTCGTAGTCCCAATACTTCTTCACACCGAATTGCATATTTGAGTTGATCGCATAGGCTTCTTTTCCTACCCAATACATACCGAAATAATCACCGTTTTGTGCTTCATCAAAATCTTTGAATGTATCATTTTCAACGAAATTTACTGTTCTAGCTTTGAATGTAGCACGTTCTGCACCATCAATAGGATTGTATGTTTCTGCATAAACAGGACGATTATTATCATCAGCCAATGTTTTAATGTTTGCTTCATATGTTGCAGGAGTCATAACAAACTCTGGTTTTAATTTACGCATTGATAAAGGAATCTTTGCGAACAGTTTTGTTTGCCATGATTTCCAATCTTTCATTTCTGCTTCCGTAAATTCAATAATGTGATCCGCTTTAATACGACTACCTGATACTTTATTAGCTTCTGTTAAGATACCTTCACACTCATTGTTTGAAGCTTCACCTGTTAAAATTTCACGATCCATAGCTTCTAAATAAGCTTCTACAATAACTTCTGCCAATTTAGTTTCGAATGCATTTACAGTCAATACAGTCTGTAATAATGTACGTGCTAAACGAATTTCACCAATCAAATATCCAAATTGTACAAATTCTGTAACAGAACCGGCCTTTTGACGATCAGACACTGTTGTTTCTGTGATACGTTTAAATGTAGCCTTAAACGAACCGATAGGATATTTAACACCACCACGGAAATTAGTATGTAATACCGCATTGTATAAGTAACCACGTGATTTACTTAATTCAGTCATTACTTTCTGAACAATTGTTTCAGGAATTAAAATACCTAGATCAGCTGCTACGCCTGCTTCTGCGCTACGTTGTCTTAAGATTTCTGACTGTTTTCCTTTTTGAACGAATTCCATGAATGCACTACGATATTCCATATCGTCTTCCATTCCTTTTTTACGTTCTGACAATCCTTTTGGCATTGTTGGATGTGCTTTGCTACGAGCTTGTTCCTGCTGTGTAACAAAAGTTTCTTCTTCATCTACAATAGATTTTGCCATAGTGTCTAAGAACGCTTGACGTTGTGTAGCCTGTCCTTGTAACTCTTTGTCACGCTTTTGTAAGATATCAAATTCCGCCTGTAACATTTCCAAGTTTGTATTAGGATCGTTTTTGTTGACCTCATCTTGAATTTCTTTAAATCTCTTTTGAATCTGTTCGTGATTCATTGCATTGAATGCTGCTAGTTGTTGCTCTGTAAACATTAATTAATAGCCTCCTTAATCTGCAACAACAAACTCAGTCTTTCTCGTTTCTTTTCATTTTCTTTTTTAGCCCGTTCTTCATCCATTAAAGACTTTGCCCTTGCTTCAATAGATGTTTGATCATTTGCAGGAATCGACACTGCCGAAACATCATAAATTTTTGATACTTTACGTGTTGTCCACATTTTTTTATCTCTATCATATGATTCCTCATCCACCATGTAGCGCCATGACATCTGAGTCACCATTCCTGCCTGAATACTATCGTACAAACGTTTTGCAGCTTCTGTTCTTCCTAAATCTGCTGCAACAAACAATCCATGTTCATCTACTTCAACAATGAGTGAACCATTGCTTGTACGTGCATATACCATTCCTCCATGATCAAATTGGAATATGACATTACTCATATCAGCGTTATCCAAACTTGAACGCTCAATCAACTCATATACATCATTACCTTCGTAATCTCGATAAAGCACATAAGGCTTGAATGTAGTAGCATATCCCTCAACATAATATTGAGTATCAATCCGTTTATTCTCCGTCACCGGATTCATCTGAAACGGAATTGAGCGCACTTGGATTTTGCTGTGGTTCGGTTTCGCCATTGTAACTAATACCTCCTTGATTTGATTTAGTTACCTGGATGTATTCACCTCGAATAAAACGTTTCTTACCTTCATCATTTGGTAAAGGCGCTTTGTTCATAATATTTAATGCCCCGTTTGTATCAATCATTCCTCTATCGAACATTTGAGTCGCAACATTCAGTTTTGTCTGTGTTGAATCATACTGTAAACGATCGCTTGTAAGAATGATTTCACTACCATCCATAATCTGATTTACGGAATATAACATTCCACTCAACACTTCTCCAACTTCAATAAAGAATGGTTCAATAATTGATTCATAAAATGCATTCCATTCATCAGGTTTATATTTATTTTGTAAAATAGCTTCACTAATTCCAAAATAGCTGTATACACTATTTTCAATTGCCTGTTTCTGCTTGGCATCCACTAATAGTGGTTTACTTTCAATCGGTTTTACTTCATCAAAACGATTATCAATAAGAAATACACCCGTCTCATTTTTGTTCAGGTTATTTCTTAAGAGTAAGTTCTGTTGCTCTTTATAGTCTTCATCATCATCAATTGGCGTTGAGATTTTAGCTAAGAATCGAACAATAGAACTCGACTTGATCGCATTGATTGCTCCTTCTTCCTGAGCAAGCATCAATTTAGCCGTTGTATCAAATGCATCATTAACATCACCAAAGTAATCATTTTTATACTGCATTTGCCTTAGATGTCCTACCTTGCTGTATTCAATCAATTTTGTTTCGCCATAGATGAAATTAAAATAAATATAAACTACACCATTGATTTCTTTTAACTGACACTGACTTGGAACAGCAGGCCATAATCCTTTTATCATTCCATATTCATCTTCAATTGGAATAATGAAAGCATTGTTTTCTGCAAAATATATAGTTGCCAGCCTTTTGTAAAATTGACTAGCCGTCATATAAGGATTTGGTTTTTTCTTAACCAAATAGTTATATATCTTGCTTTTGTAGTCTTTGTTTGTCAGTTCAGGTGAAGCTTTTCCACATGATGTAGCAATTCGATTGATACATGCTCTGCATAGTCCAATCTCATATATTCCACCATCATAGGATGAATACACTGGTGAATATCCACCTAAGCTTGCAAACATTGAGTGTAATTGATTTTGTTTAGGTGCTGGCTTATTTAGTCCTAATAGACTTCCTAGCAAACCAAATCTTTTTCTTCTGCTTTTAGCCACTAATTCACCTTCCTTTTCTTGTTTTCAATGCGGTATTTAAATGTATCCCACCATTTTTGTCTTACTGTATATGCATCAATAACCGATGCATATCCATCAATATGTTTTCTTGGATCAGTTTTAATCATGCGGACACGATTATCCTCTGCAACTTTCTTTAATGCAACACTAGACATATGTGCTTGTAAAAGTCCATTCGTTCCTGTATGAACAAATCCATCTCTTACATATCCTGTAAATTCATTAATAACCGGTGTAAGGTTAGTTCCTTGAATGACATCATCCATCTTGTATCCGTATTTCTTCATATCATCCACAAGATACTGAGCTGAATAACGGTCATATCCAACGACTACACAATAAATCTTGTATTTCTTACGCAACATTTCAAACCACTGCGTTACATCTTCGTACCGTACAAAGTTTTCCCCACTTGGACTTAAATATCCCAATTGAATAAACTTTGTATATGGTATTTTGTCTCTTTCCTCTAGCTCCTTGATTTTTAATGTTGGTAGCCAGAAATGAGTAAATATGTAGTCCTGCTCTTGAATTCGTATAACTACAGATGCGGCTGTTAAATCGGTTGTTTGTGACAAGTCAATTCCACCAACTGCATATGTATGTGCAAAATCTTCAAATCTAAGTTCTTCACCTTTAACTTTGTTAATATCTTCCGCACTAAATAATGCTTCCGTTGAATTCTGTTTGATATTCGCATATTTTGTTTTAAACTCCGCCATATATGTCGGCGAGCTATGTGCTTTTAAAATTTCATTCTGCAAATATTCATAAGAAACCGATATTCCAAGGTTTGGCATTGCCTTCCTCAATTCAATAAGATCATCCCATTTTTGAATATCATCAATCATGTAAAAGAAAGGCAACATTTGTTTTTCATCAGACGTACCAAGTAAAACAGATGTTCCACGAGCAAATAATTCATCATATAATCCGTCATCAATATAGTTTGCGGTACTTACAGGAATATAAAGTGGATCAGGTCTTGCACCACCTGCCGACAACATAACGTTGTACATTTTCATACCAGCTTCACCTTCCCAGGCTGCAAACTCATCAAAGATTGTCAAATATGGGTTGAATCCGTCTGACTTCTTAGATGCAAAGGCAATTGGCTCCCATCTACAGTTGTTCTGTTTCATGTAGATATCTGTTCTACGTTTTTTTACTCTTTGACTCAACGCTTTAGAGTGTTCCATCATTTGATACAGAACGTTGTAAATAATCTGCGCTTGTTTTAACTTTGGCGCTATATTGTATATCTGCATACCTGCTTCATCCGATGTAAATCCAACATCAAGTTCAATACCTGCACAAAGAAATGATTTTCCTTGTTTTCGGCCCATTACAGTTGGTATTTCACGAAACTGCCTTTTTCCATTCTTATCAACAAGTCCGAATATGCATGCAATATAGTATTTTTGCCAAGGCTCAAGCTTCACTTTTGTTGTTTTTCCTTCTACGTGGTGACAAAACGTTTCAATAAACGCTATATGCATTTCTGCTTTTTTCTCATCATAGAAGAAATCTCCATTTGCTAAACCTCTTTCAACATATTGAAGATTAAGCTTTATCCACTTACCGACTACATCTTCACCCGATTTAATACGTTCTTTATAAATGTCTAGATATTTCATTTAAATCTGCTCATGAACTCATCCAATTCATCACCTTTTTTTCCGGATACTTCTGTTGTTTTTGAAAGTGAAGTAGGTGACAAGCCAAGTTCTTTGCAGTATTTCATAATTTGATCACGTAATTGAACGGTAATAATGTAATATGGTGAGCGTGATAAATTCGTTGCACCAGCCTTGTTCGTGTATTCAACAACCATCTGCAATGTTTTGAAACCATTTGCTTTACTTGAATCTCTCCATTGTTTCATTGTTGAATCGTATTGAGCTAGAGCATCTGCGAGTGAATCAATCGCAACCGAATATTCAGGGGAATATGTACCTAAATTTTCGAGTTGAGAATTTATTCTTTTTTTCCATGCTCCTTTTTGCATTCATCATCCTCCCTTCCACATCCTATTAGCATTCCATTTTCATCAAATTCAAAAGATGGTTTGCGTTGAGAATGTTCTTCTGCATGGCATAAGTCACACAACGCTTCCAAATTAGAATCACCAAATAGAATGTGTATATCTCTATAGTTATCCTGGTCAATGTGCACTTTGTGGTGCACGCAAGTAGCCCTTGTATAGATTCCTTTTTTTAAACATCTTTCACAAAGCGGATGAGCCTTTCTATACGCTTTACTTTTCTTTTCCCAAGCCTTGCTTGAGTAGAATTTTCTAGCATAATTTCTAGCTCCCGTTTTCGTTGCTTCTGAACCATAATATTTTTTCATATCGCTACATTCAAAGTTTTAGTTAACAGATTTAAAGGACGACAATATGAACAGTAAACACTTTGAATGCAGTGATATGAAAAAGACCCATGTTTCCACAGGTCTTTTTCACAACGGGCGCAATATGAAACAATCCAAGAACTACCTTGTTTGCTCTAGAAGATGTTTTCCAATCTTCACAACTACAGAATATCACGGTTTTTCTTTGTACACTGTACAAAATGAAGGAATTCATATTTTACCCCCTCTCGTGCGCGCATGACCGAGTTTTTTTAAACTCCCCACGCCGTTCCCCAAAGCGCAAAAAACTTTTTGAAAGATAGGGGCGGTCTATGCTGATCTGATCCATGCCAGGGCGCTTTCAGGGTTCAAAATTTGAATTAAGCAGCTAGCACCACGCCGCCCCGTTCACGGCTTCAATCATACGACATTCATATATTTATTATTGTGTTGAAACATTTTTCAACACGCATTGTTGAAAGCGTTGTTTCATAACATGGTCATAACTACATTTATATAATACCGGTCTGATAACTATATCTTATAAGACTAGAACCGAACACGCTTAAAAGCCTTTAAATAGACGCTTGCATGCACGTTTGAAAAGATAAAAGCTTTTTAAAAAAATGAGTATAAAAAAAGACGGGTTTATATTTTCGTGCCGTCTTTAAATTCAAAATAGCATTTATATGTTGCGCCAATCGCTCTTGCCATTTTCTCAAGTTCTTCATCCGTAAATTTTTCGCGTCTTATTCTAGTACTTATATTTTGTTTTGTACATCCAAACGCATCCGCGATATCTTGCTGATTTTTATGAGCATATGCAAGCGCGGCAATTATTTGATTTTCTTTCATGTAATAAATACCCCCGTTCTATGTTTATTTTATAATATCAAACATTTTTTTTCAAGAATCAAACATTTATTTTATTTTTTGCTTGACAATGTAAAACGTTTGTTTTATTCTGTAAGTGTCTTAAGGGACTAGAAAGGAAAAAACATGAAACGTAAGCTATCAAGGGTTCATAAATATGAACAAAAAAGACGCGAACGCGATTATTTAAAATTGTTACTTTTCAACCTAATAATTTCAATCGCGTGCGCATCCGGTAGCAAAGCCATTGAATGGCTTTTAGATAGGCTATTTGGTTAACTCCAAATAGCTTACCTACTTACATTTTATCATGTTTAAACGGCGCAAACAATGAAAGAATTTATCATGTATGTTTCACTATTTATAAATTTTACTAGTTTAGCTTTTTACTTAAAAAACAAATGGGATCTATAGAATATAAAGGAGGTAAAGGCCATGTGTGAAATGAAGGCTTATATTACAAATTTAGGGAAGTATAATGAAGGTTATTTAGTTGGAAAATGGATTAATTTTCCTATCGATGAGGATGATTTTACAAGCGAACTTGAAAGCATTGGAGTGAAAGAAAACACAATGTATGAAGAATGGTTTGTCACTGATTATGATTGTTCATTATTTGACATGTATGATGCATTTGGTGAATATCCAAACATCGACGATATTAATGAAGTGGCTGAAGCATTAGAAGACCATGAAAGTGAATTCACTGCATTAATGGAAGTATGCAGCTATACGGATGCATTAGGATACTTAGAAAGTGAAAACTATACTTTTTACGAAGGCATGACATTGGAAGATGTGGCTTGTGAAATTGTAGAAGAATGTTATAACCTTCCAGAATTTGCACAAAGATATTTTGATTATAAAGCATTCGCCCGCGATCTTGGTTTTGACGGATATTGTGAAACTTCGAACGGAGTTATTTACACATGTTAACCCGCAAAGATCTTGACAAGATGAGCGCCTTCCAGGTGCTCATACTTGCAGCCGTGAAAGTATTTCAATATTTATCTTATTTTATCACATCATATTTAATATTATTTATTTTTGCGTGCATATGCTATTCACTTTAGAAATTAAAAAATGGAGGTTTTAAAAATGAATAACAACGAATATATTGAACTAGTAGAAAAAAAGCTGGATCAGCTAAACGCAAATAGTCTAAAGGCAAATAGTATAATGCCTTTTTCAATAAATAGACATTTAAATGGGCTATATGATCTCAGTTATGGCATGGATGTAATTGCATGGATGCTAAAACCGCGTGAACTTTGGCAACTTGTCAATAGTTTATGCATATTGAACATTTTAGGAGGGCTTAAAAATGACAATATGGAAGCGTGAACGAAACCATTTTAATTATTATATTACAAATGAGCGAAAACAACCGCACATTTATGTTGAAGCGTTAGGCACTCCCAGCGCTTCAACTGAAAAAGTACTAAAAGATCATGGTTTTAAGTTTGATCATAGCAAGTGCATGTATGCAGCAGCTCAAACAAATGACTTAAGGTTGTTTGTTGCGCATGATCTTGACAAGCTTTTCAACTATGATATTCAATTGTTTTTCAATACTGAAGCAAAAAAAGAGTTATATACGCCAGATATTCAGGAAATAAAAGATATCTGTTATTTCTTCAAAATTTACAAGTGTTATATTGATATATTAAATAAGGATCTTTTTAAAATTTGTAAGCCAGGCTCAAAAAGCTTGCTGGCAACTTATAATACTAATTCAAAAATTATAGATGTATTTAATAGAAACAAATTACAAGAAAGCTATATATACAATAATGGTAAAATCTTAAAAATGAGCGTTGAAAAAGCTGCACCAAAAAAGAAAAAGAAAAAAACTATACTTACTGAACAACAAAAAATCAATAAAATGCTGGAAGAGTTTCCATTTTAGGAGGTAAAGAAAATGAAAAAAACTGTTAACGACATTAAAAATTTATGTAATTTATTGCAATATATGAGCCGTGAACCCGGCTTATTCAGTAATGGATATATCAGATATATATCAATCGGAAGATATGCAAAATATGTTGATTTGCATTTTATGAACGGATCTATTTACAATTTTGATTCATATACAAAAGCTTTTCTATATGATCAGCTTTTAAGATATGCAAAAAACCATCTAGAAAAATGGGATCAAAAAGAAAAAAGCAAGCGCGAAAAAAATCGCTTCAATCGCGCAAAAAGAGAACTAGAAAAAATTGAAAAGGACTTGTAGAAAGTCCTTTTTTTAATGTCTTCTAATTTCTTTTTGAATCAGCTGCTTTTTGACTGGATTCGATGCGAAAAAGTTCATAAAAAGTTTAGTTTTAAACTCATATTCTTTTTGATCCATTTCTTTTATATCCAAAACTCTTTTAAATATCACTATTGCAATGAAGTTTGCAAACAAGTTTGCATCTTTTTCTATTTCCTGATTCTCATAGTGTTTGCATCTTGAATCCTTATAACTTTCAAGTTCTTTTTTCCATATAGAAACATTTCTTTCATCCATAGAAAATATTTTTTGATTCTTCTTATATACACATGCATATTGATATAAATGTCTAATTTCATGAGTTAGATATATATAAACTAAACTACTATCTATGGATGTATTCAGGTTTACACAAATTACATTTTCTTTTGGGTATGATGTACATATGCTTGTATCTTTTACTTGAAAAAGTTCTTTATTGACTGGTTTATGTTTAAGATCATAAACCTTATCATTTACTTTAAAGTAAACTTTTGGAATCTTTATATTTAATAGTGTGCATAGAAAACTTATATAATCATTCATGCATCCATTATATCCGAAAAACTTTCTTTTGAAAAACTTATTTATCTAAAATCAAAAAAACTTTTTCAAGTTGTTCTTGAGACGTTAGAAAAAACTTTTTATATCCTTCATATTTGCATAGAATCGAACCGTCAAAAAACTTTTCCAGCAACTGATAAAACTTTTCTTTCTTCACATAATAAACATAATTCACAGACACATCTTCATCATCATGCGCATTGTATTCAAAAACTTTTTCAACCATCTTAGAACAAATAACACCAATCTGCACATTATCGTATTTCACAAAAACTTCTTTATAAGAAAACTTATTTTCATCCATTTCATCACTCCTAAAAAACCTTCTACATATCATTCACAATTCTAATAAACTTTTTATATTCTTCTCCTGATTTTAAATAAAACTTATTACATCCATTCTTTATATCTTCATAATTTAAACAATCAATTTCATTATCTAAAAACTTTCTATATAAACTTTTGAATTTCGGTTTACAACAAACATAATGCTCAACCACTAATATATCGTTATCATAATGACACCTAGAAAACTTTTCATGCGCCATATAAATACATACAATACGATTTTTATATTGTACAAATAAACTATCTGTATTACGAATCATAAAAAACTTTTTCACATCTGTTAAAAACTTTGGTAATTTGTATTTCATTTTCTTTACTCCTAAAACTTTTCTAATAAACTTATTTCTGTATAATTATCGTGGAGGATAACAAAATGACAGAAAATGAAAAAAGTAATGATGGTGTTCAATCTAGAACTAAAGGCACAGTCAAGAAAGAAGTACCATCAGAAGGCGGAAAATAACCTCCATAGTCACTATCGTTGTTCGATAGTGACTATTTTCATTTCATCATTAATAAAAACTTTTGCTCCTGGCAATGCACAAGCTTCTGAAAAACTTTTCTCAGATACACTTTTTCTTGGTGCTATAGTAAATTCACCAGTTCTTTCTGAATGCATTTCAATATATCCACACGCAATAAAACTTCCTTCTCTAGTATAGAAATATCCAATTGTCATGTTATCACTTTCAAAAACATCTTCCTGAATAGTTCCAAAAGTCATTTCAGACAATCCTTTGCCTTTTCTAATCAAATTAACTAATGTTCTAAAAAACTTAATAACATAAGCGTGTACAGTAAACGAACTTATCAATGTTAATAAAAATGTAATCAAAACACTTTTATAAATATTCCATTTCAAATAATCACTAAAGAAGAAGCAAATAAGAATATTAAACAAGGATAAGATCATCAAATACAATCTTTCTTTATCTGCTCGGTCTTGTTCTTCAATCACATTTGTGCATGTTAAAACGTAATAATTTAAATATCCACATCCACCAGCTGCAACAAACGCTAGTAAAACATCTTTTATGAAATCTTCCACAATATCACTCCTATCGACCAGCAGTCATTTCTGCATAAAAATCATAATAACATTTACCTAAATACATCCGGCCATTATTGAAATGCGTTCTTAAATAAAACATCGCTTTTTCAAAATTCTGCCGATCAAGCACTATAATTCTTTTAAATCCATCACGTCCATGAGCATCTTGTCTATATCTATACTTTATTCCATCGTTGACAATAAACTTATCAAACTTTTTATATTTCTTTTTGGTGAGATTATACTCATAACCCCATCCTTCATCATTATGCAAAATTATAAACCATCTGTTATAGCACGGCATGATTTTTAAGTATCCAACACGTTCCATGATACCGTTCCTATTTATCTGCAATCGTTTCTACAAAACAATTATAATAAACATATCTTTTCCCATCATAATCAAATTTTACATATCCACCATCATTTGTTTCAATATCAATTCTACCTTCATAGCTTGCTATAATTTTTCCATCTGCTGTATACACATTGATTATTCTATTCAATCCGCCATTCAAATCTGATTTAACATCAGTGCCAAAACGATCCATAGATGCACATCCAAATAAGGAAATGCCAATCATTCCAACCATTAATAATTTGTATATTTTATTCATTTCATTCCTCTTTTCTATGTCCGATAACTATATATTATCGGACTAACTACAAACCTTTTAAAAGCCTAGTAAATAGGCTACTTTGTAACACTTTTCTAAAATAAAAACTTTATGAATTTTTGAGCCATGCTGTAATGTGTTTATTTATTTGTATCTTCTACGTTAATCAAGCCATGTTCAATCGTTTCTTTAGCAGGAAAGAATGTTATTTTATATCCATACGGATTTTCTTTTACCGAATCGGTCTGAATACTTGTATATGTAACATCTTTTGATAAATGTGCATAGAACAATTTATATTTATCTTTTCCAGTTTTAATCGTTACATTCAAATCGCCATCACTATCTGTTTCAATAGATATTTTTCCTTCAACAGAAAACAACGGTTCATTTGTTCTAGTATTTAATGCTACAACCTTTCTCGATATTTTAAAGTTGTTTGCATCCACTCTTAAATTATGATTAGCTGTATCTGATTCTTGGCATCCTACCAAACCTAGACACATTGTCATTCCTAAAATTGCGCTTAATATTTTTTTCATTTGTTCAAATCTCCCATAACGAGCTTTTTAAGCTCTTTTTTCATTGCATAATACATTTTCATTCTGCTACAGAACTTTTCTCCTGAAAGCTTCTCAAACGACTCTCCGTTGATATAATGACGTTTCATATATAAACGAATATCATCATTTGGAATAAGATCAATAATTGTTTCAACTTCTCTCATCTTTCCGAAGATAAGATTCTTATCATCTTCAAGTGTTTTTTCTTTTGAAATAAACTTTACAAGAACATCATTTGTAATATCCTTATTTTTCTTTGAATCCAGTCTCTGCTCAAATGATGGAGATTTTGGATCTGAAAATTCTTTTTTTCGAACCTCCAAATCCTTTAAAATTCCATCCAACGATTTAAACTTTCTTTCATAGATTTTGAACATTTCAAGCTTTTTAATTAATGCATCCACTTGAACATCTACATATTCTTCATAATCCGTTTTACTCATTTTCTCTCCTATTTAATTTCTTCAATTTCCTCAATGCTGCATGATGGAAATTTCATATAGAATTTATACATTGCCATGCTTTTCGATTCCTCCTGGACTTCCATCACACAAATATTATTGTCTTTGATATATTTAATTCTGTATTTCTTTAACATCTTTATATTCTAACCTTTCCAATCGCTTAATTATTTTGTTTCATCAAAATCATCATACAAATATTCTTTATTCACCTTATTTTTTAAATCCATAATTTCCATACTTTGTGCTATAATCATATTTTCTAAACTTGTAATCTGTGATACCATTGCACAACTACATACAATCAATCCGCATATAGCACCTAACATCAATCCTATTGTAAACCACATATTAGAAACCACTCTCCAACGGATTACCTGATGGTGCGTTCAATCCATATAATGTTGCATATACAATAACTGCATATACAACATAAAGTACTGTACAAGTAATAATAAGATCCAGGTTCTTAATAATTGCTTTTTTAATTCTATTCATCATCATTTAAATATTTAAACTCTTTCATTAACTCATCCTTCGTCCGCTTAAATTCTGATTCGATTTGTTTCTGTACATCAATCTTAGTTTGTTTAAACCATTTCTTTTTGAATTTCCTGACTGTATCGCGATATCTTTCTTCACTACTATCACACGATTGCCACCACTCTAAATCATGCAGCACATCAACTAAATCTTTCATCATTTCATTTAATTGAGAATCGAACATTCTGTTAACACATTCTTCTTCAACTCTGCAATACACATAGCTGTAACTTCCACCACTCATTAGATAATCTCCTTTTCAACCTATAATCTTGCTACCACAATTTGGACAGTATTTGGGTTTGTAACTATAAAAGAATTCTACTCTATTATCTTCGTCGCTTTTAACTCCTGTTTGGTGTACTGATATGAATCCACAATTAGAACATTTAAATACATCCCTTGAATCATATTCTAATTTGTTAGTGCAAGTTTCTTCTTCTAACCATCCGAGTTCTATGCATTGTTGGATGATCGCCATTAATTCATTTACCGATATGGCTTCTGTTGTTAATTTATTTCCTAGTACATCTTTAACTGCAATACGTCTAGATACTTTATCAAACGCAATATCTCGTGATGCAGTAGTATTTACGCATCCATACGTTATAAGAGTGTTTGGTGTTATTTTTTTTGTGAATCCTAACCTTCTAAACATTTCTTCAGCAGTCATATCCTTCTCCTAATTTACTAATAGCCAAATACTCAACATTTTGTTGGCCTTCATACCAATCGTCTAACCAATTTAAACATTCTTCGCAACAATCTATTGATACGCATTGAACCGAATAATCCCATTCTTTTTCAAAGTCATATTTATATCTCAGATAAACTAAATAATTACAATAATCATCATCTTCTTCTACCATGTAATTATATAATTCGTTTTCTGTTATTCCTTTTTTTAATCGAACAAATTCAATTGAAGGTATTTTAATGTCATTCATCTTCATTTTCCTCTATAATCTTTCTTCCACAATTTGGGCAATACTTAGGTCTGTAATCGTAAAAGTACCTTTCTCCATCATCTTCATCAATTTCAATTTGTTGATACTCACTCAATACAATTCCACAATTAGAACATTCAAATTCATCAATTGAATCAAATTCTGATAAATTAGTACAAGTCTTTTCATCTAGCCATCCTAATTCCTCTACTTGCTTGAAAATAGCTTTTAATAAAGCATAATTAATTGTATAAGCTTCATAACCATCATCTAACACAATGTCTTTTTCTAATAAATCAAATGTGACTTCAAAGTAGTGAAATGTACCATCTAATTTTTTACTGTATGCAATTGCATCTATATCTGTGCTTCTTATATATCCTAGCTTTTCAAACATTTCTCTAGCAGTCATTAAATCCACCCCAATTCTTCCATTTGTTTTTGAATAGCTTTTTTTTCTTCTTTATTAGGATTTTTAAATGCCATACCACATACGCAATGATAATCTTTTTCCTTTAAATCAAACTCGATTATCATAGTCGACCCTATCTTTGTATAATAAATACATCGCTTAAAATATCGGCATTCGTAGCCCAATTCTTTAAACATTTCTTCGGCTTTCATTAAATCCACCCTAATTCCTTCATTTGTTGATGAATTGCTTTGAATTCATCTACAGTGATGTTTTTAGCTTCATAATTAAACTGAGCGTAAAATGCATGGTCGCTTAAATAAAATTCGATTGCAATATAATCTCCGTCTATTCCATCATCTATTACATATCGAATCGATTCTTTACAATCAATAAACTTATAGCCGAGTTTCTCAAACATTTCTCTAGAATTCATCCTCATTTTCTCCTTCTAACAACTGCCCACAAAAAGGACAACGTGGATAATATTTGTTTCCATGATACGTTGGAATAGGCACAACTCCATGCTTGCAAGTTGGACAACATAACATCAAATCACCGCATGGACCAAATTCAATATCTATTGGTTTCTTTGGTGTTTCTTTATCAACTAATTCTTGCAAAATGTTTTTTGATTCCCAACAGAAATCTCCTGCGGTTCTTGGTTCCAAATATCCGTCTGCTTCTTCTTCTATGATTGTGCTCACAATGCTATCTAATTCTTTTTTATATTTATTCATATTCCTTTAACCTCCTATGTTTGGACAAATGCAATCCCAGTTATAATCTTCGAATTGAACTTCTTCATCCTTGGTGATTTCTCCATTAATAATTTCAATAATTTGGTTAAAGCACATTCCACATTCAAATGCATGAATCCTCATATCAACTCCATATTGCTTACAAGAATTTAATAGTTCTTCCGAACTAATACCCCATGCGAATTCTGCTTCAAGTCCAATTGCGATTTTTCCTTCATCGTTCCAATCATCAATATATTCATCTAAGTCAAGAATAAATCCTCTTCTAGTTCCTTTAATCCAGCATCTGCTACATTTAACTTGACTATACTCATCCATCTTCAACTCTTCTAAATCTTCGCCGATATAATCAACCGGTTGTAATCCTTCTAAAACAAATTTTGTTAAATTCTCTTTTGTACCCCTCACTCTTAAAGTTCCTGCACACCAATTAGGCATATATAGTTAACTCCTCTCTAAGCTCATTTATAGCTTGTTTAACTTGTTTCAAGTCTAAATCTACGTTAGAAACTAAATCTGCCATACGATTGTTAGAATAGCTCTGTAAAGCCGATTCTAGCGTTGTATGGTATGAGATAGGCTTTTGTACGTCTATCTCATTTCCTTCTTTATCTTTACCCTTTACGAACATCACAAGGGCGAATGAACCACTGCTAGAAGTGATTGCATAATTGTCTTGTAATCTAATCATTTTCTTTCTCCTTTTCAAAATAAAACACGACTTTATCTTTATGCTCTGTAATTAATCCGTATTTCAATGCCAAACGATAAATGAAAGGTTTTCGGAGTCTTTCGTGCAATGTTTCTAAACTCTTTCTGAAATATTCTAAATCAGATATTCCTTTATAAAAGTTACACATTCTACAACTTGGAAAAAGATTATCTATATTGTTGTTATCGCCATATCCACATACAGATTTAATATGGTCTACTTGCATATCCTTGTATGCTAATTCACACCCACAATAAGCACAATGTCCATTAAACTTTTGATAAACTTTCTCACGAACACTTTTAGGAATAGGTTTTCGTGCCATTAAAAATCATCCTCCTCGTCTGAATCATCATTAATAATTGCGTTGTATAAATATTCAATACGTTCCCTGTATTCCTCTTTTGTAATCTCTGATAAAGGCTTTTTGAATGATGTAGGCAATAATTTAAATCCGTATTCTTTTTCAAATTCATCTAAATCTTTTTCTGTCATACATCCACCTCATCATCCACTTGCTTTCTTATGTTTCTTTTTAGAAATACAATCGTATTTTTTAATGATTCAACAACTTCTTTATCATCTATAACATGTAAATCATAGATAAACATAAGAACCATTTCTAAGCCGTCTGATACTCCAAATCCATATATTGTACCTCTATTTTCGTATTCTTCCATTTTAAGAAGTATAAAGCTTTCTATTTGTTTAATTTCTTCTTTTGTCATACTCTAACATCCTCATCTTATGTTGTATTTCAAACATATTATATGTAATATCTCTTGTCGTTCACATGATATTCTCTAGCAGTTTCAAATGGCTGGAAGATGATGTCAGCTTTGATTCCATTTGTAGCAGTCTGGAACGGAATCTCATCTGGAAAGTCTGTCCACGCATTGATACATTTGTCATGTAATTTCTGAACAGTGTCAAGCATTGCTTTGCTGTCCGAGATTGTTTCACAGATTTCGCAGAAACTGATGATGTGACCTGTAAGTGCATAGGTAAATTTACCATGCCAGTCACAGCGTCTTGCAAAGATGTGATAGCCAACAAGTTTTCCAAAACCGTAGTTGGAATATTTTTCTTCAATATCCCAGCCTTTTTCGATGAGGGAAAGTTTGAGTTGATGGATTTGTTCAAAGTCTGTCATACTTCCACCTCATCATCTTGCGGCATTTGATAAACTTGAACACCTTTACCTAATGCGTAAGTACCATGACCAATATTATCAATCCTGTAATAGTCCGTATCTTCAATGGCATCTTGAATTTCATCTAATACCTTTAAAGCTTTTTCTTTGGTTGAATAGACGCCTAATATGTCGAGCCCTCTTTCTGAATATCCGTATATGTAATATTCACTTTTATCTTTAGTGTTGTTAATTACTACTTGATTTACATTTAACAACACTTTTTTACTTTGGCTTCTAATCCACATATCCTAGTACCCCTCTTTCAATCTTTGATAATTCACTTTGTTTTTGTCACAATATGCTTTGTGCACATCTTCAATCGTGAAACCTAGGTATTCAGTGATTGCGATTAGTCTTTCAAGCTTTTCTGATTTAATGCTCGGTACATCTGCAAGTAAACAAATAATTCCAGTTTTAAAAACTTTAATTTCAGAAAGCCATGTTATAGCATCGTCAATCATTTGTTCTTCTGCTCTCAATCCCTCTTCACCACTACCAAAATGATTTTGATAACTTAAAACAAAATGCCAAACATCAACTAATTCGCCTAGCACCTTGCTTTTATCAACTTTTGGTTGTGTTTTCTTCCACCAACACCAATTACCTTTTAATTCGTGTGTTAATTCTCCAACTTCGTCTAGAATTGCGAAACTAAGTTTTGTTTCGTCAATTTCAGTCAATCCGTATTCTTTCATGATTTCTTCGTCTAGCTTTGCTTGCATTTTTAGCATTTCTTTTATTAAATCAATATCTTTACTTGTCATTTGTTTCTCCTTTTATTCATCTATGAAATTTATGATATATGTTAATTCTTTCATTCTTTCTACCGCTTCTTCTTTAATGAATTGCAAAGTTGCTCTCTTTGCTACTTCAAAACTTTTAAACGGATGAACAATGCTTATTGTTTCTCCAAAATACAATGTGAAATATACATAAAACAATTTTGGCTCACTCTCGTTAAGTTGGTGCTCTTCAATTGTTGCGATTGCTCTGTTTTCATTGTAGGCATCAGTCAATACAAGTCGTGTTATTTTTTGCCCGTCAAATCTATTTTTTTTCCATATTAATTTCATATTTTCCTCTTCGGCAACAACTTCAGATTTTTTATCTTTTGTTATTCTATGTTTTACATGATCTTTACCGGTTAATAATCTATATAAACAAGTTTTTCCACCAAAAAATTCAAGATTTCTAGAATCAAGATCCATTGATCGTACCTCTAAATCTTCATTAAAATACAGTGGGTTGCATTGCTTAAACTCACCATCCACATCAAATGCATCATATGGTTCTAAACCATTATCTTCCATAAATTTTTCAATCACTTTTGGTTCAATCATTCTATTTCCTCCAATTCCAATTCTTCACATATTTTTACGATTATAAATCCATTCCTTGAATGCTTTATTTTCCCTTTTTTTTGCTTGGAACACATGGATCTAAATGTATTGATTGTTGTTTCTAAAAACAACGCGCATTCATATTCTGTTCCAACGCAAACAGGAAGATCATCCTTGTATATTCCATATATTTTTCGTGCCATCAATTCAACCTGTAATTCTTTCCAGGTTCTTTCTCGATTTCGAAAAAGAACCCATTGCACTTTTCTACAATACGGCCAACCACCGCTTCATTTATATCAATCATTTCCTGGCTTGTTCTTTCGCAGGATATGATCGTCTGCATGTTGTTGTTATAGCGATAGTCAATCAAATCAAAGATTACTTTATCATCCAACTTATTGGCACTAGATTTGAATAAATCATCTAGATACAAGATTTGAGCATGTTTAGCACGTTCTAGAAGCGAATAATCAAAGCTGCTAATAGAATTGCTCAGCTCAATATATCTGACGTACAGAACACGTTTATTTTGTTCTAACAACCAATTACTGATTCCTGAACATAGATGTGTTTTTCCACATCCACTCTGTCCTAAAAACATCAGCCAATTGCAAGGAACATGTTCTGCAAAATTGTTTTTACAATCGGCAATGTAATTCACTGCCATTTTTTTGATTGCTTCCTGCCAAGGATCTGATGCATTGAAGCTATTGATTCGTTTATTCAACAAATCACCTAGCCCACTGTTCTTTTTGTTTTTCTCAATCCATTCACTGCGATAGCTTGATAGTTTCTCACAGTCATTTCTTTTTGAGCAGAACACCTTTGTTGCAGCCACCAAGTATTTCCCGTCGTAATACGCTGGCTTTTCCCAAATACCACATGCACCGGCTGCCATGCATTTGTCACAATCACTTTGACAATGTTTGCTTTTAAGATATTTCTCATTATTTGCTTCGTTTTGTTTTTGGATTATTTCACTAACTGACTGCATTACATCTTCATTCCTTTCGTGATTACAAAATTATTTGTTTTTTGAACTGGTGACACACTGTTTAAGTAAATTTCAAACTTCGTACCGAACAATGTATCCGGACTTAAATACTTATTCATTTTTGCATCATTTACCCAATCGTCAGATTTAACATCAATCACAGTCTTAAAATCTTCTAATCTGAATCCTTCATTCCATCTAGCCCGAATCTTATCTCTAGCAATTCGGCTATTATGTTTGTAATGCTTTGAACATTTAGAATTCAAGTAGTCAATAATTTCAACATAAGGGATTGTTTCTGATGCTGATAAATCAGTGTCGTCGGAACTTTCTTTTATATTTCTTTTATTAACTGTGTTACTAACTGTGTATATAACTGTCTTAGATTGGTCATTTTTGACCATTGTACATTGGTCATTTTTGACTATTCTACAATTGCCATTTTCGACCGTTCGATTAGTCACTTTTGACCAATCGATAGATAAAGCATTTTTTAACTTTTGTCCTACTTCTCCAAACGCATACCAAGTTGTATGATTCCATGGATTTTCGTTATAGTTTCCCTTAACTAACAAGTCCAGTTCAACCATTTTATTTAAGATTCTTTTTATCTTTTGAACATTCCAATAAGGGAACATTTTATGCAATCCTTCATATGTATTGAACGTCCAATATTTCCCGTCCTGGAAATTGTAATTATTTGCTTCGTTTTTGCTGATCCAAAAACAAAACATATCGAACATGATAGCTATTTCAACTCCATATTCATTCGCAATTTCTGCATCAAAACTATGTTTCATACTATCCTCAAAATAAAGATATTTCCTTTATTCTCTTTCTATTCCTTGTATTACTTTTAGGCAGAATCACAAGCTCATAAAGCCTTCCATCTACCTGATAAAAACGATATGCTGCACCCATACAAGAAACATTTTTTCTTTGTACAAGAGCAGCTGTTATTCCATATTCTTCAAACATATAAGCTGCATCAGGAACTACTTGTAGAACCTCATATGATGCATCTTGAATTTGAATAACATCACCTGTATTAACATTAGTAGCTTCTTTCATTTGTTTCTCCCGTCTTGTATAATTACCTCGAAAAGAGGTATATTTATATGAAATTTGATAATGATTTTTTAAATTTTGCTTTTAAATCGTGGCCTTATATAGTCGCGATAATTCCATCTTGTGTAGGCCTTCATAAGTCGATTAAAGTAGAGAAGATTATAGCTGCTAACAAGGAACTTGTTTCTATAATCCAAGCTCGTGCACCAATTACTCAAGAGCATTACAATCAATTATTAAGTGTTTTCTCTGATTATTTAGACAAAGCCGCTAGATACAATAGATCAGATGGGAACACTTTATTAAAAGAATATCGTGCTGCCTATTTAAAATCTCGAATGTTAATCCCTGACAAAGAACTACATGATAAAATGGATGAAGTTAATACGTATTTGTTAGATCAAAAAAAATCTAATATTAAATCTGAATTGGAATTCACTAACATGTTGGCTGATATATCTGACTCTTTCAGTATCTTTCTAGATCAAATTGAAAGATACGCATGACATAGTCCAAATGCACATGCATGTCCATAGAACCAAAATTTAAAATACTGAATTGCATGTCTTTTAATATCGTCTTTATGGTCATAGAATTTAGTTTCAATAAATTCTAAAATAAAAGCAATCGTGATTGTTACCATCCATCCAACATCCACTGCAAATTTAACATCCATTCCATTCCCTACTTTCTTTTCGCATAACTCAATGATTCAAGATTCTGCTTTTTCATTTTCCGTGTTGTACGAACATAGATTCTTGTAGTTTCTAAACTAGAATGTCCAAGAATATCCGCAAGTTCTGCAATCGCATTTTCACCATTCTGCATCAAATACTGAATCGCAAACAAATGTCTGAATGCATGAGGATGTACTTTACCAAGCTTAATCCCTCTGCATTTACCAGCAATCATCTTTAAGTCTCTAGACAACACTCGAGCATTTACAGGACTTTTCTTATCAGAAGATGTAAATATATACCCTTCTTCAATTCTGTTATCCTTGCAATATTTTAGAAGCTCTCTTCGTAAGTCTGAACGTAGAATGATTCCTCTACCTTTTCCTTTGTTCATAACATACACATTGTCATCCGTTACTGCTTCTACAGTAAAGAACTGTAATTCGCTCAAACGAATGCCCGTATACCCAAACACCTTCATGATCTCGTATAAGTCCATACGATTGATTTCTCGGGCTTTTTTCAATAGTCTTTGAAATTCATTAGGCTCTAGAATATCATCCAAAGAATCGTCTTTCTGGACTCTTACGTTCTTCAATAAGTTCTTTGAATAATATTTTTTAAGTTTCAGGAAATTAAAATCATCATCCGAATCAATGATTTCGCTATATTTAATAAATTTATTAATTATCACGATATAGTTGTTTACTGTACTGATTTTATAATCGTGCAGCAGTTTATCTTTAACACCAACTATATCGCTCTTTTTTATTTCACCATCAGGCAATGAGTTAACAAACAAAGTAGCAACATGCTTGTATTTACGAATGGTATTCTTACTTTTCTCATCCGCTGTTTCTTCTTCTATGAACCCGTCAATTTTTGTTTGCAACTCATCCTTAGTCATATTACTTAACTACCTGGATGATTGTTGTAACCAAAATCTTAGTAGATAAGAACACACATACATTCAATGCAAGTAAAGCAATATTAATGAATGTACACGGAACGACATAATTTTTTGGCTTAGGTTTCTCATTAATGACAAGCTTGTCATCTAGCTTATAAATGTCATACTTATCGAAATTTGGAATCTCCCAAGTTTCTTTTTCTTCTTTTTTTGCCATTTTCATTACTCCTTTAAATTTCTGTGATATAATAATCATGTGGTTAATTTAAGCAGGGCTCACTACCCTAGCACGCTTGGTCAAGCGTGCTTTTTATTTGTTCCTTCCAAATGTCATTAAGCGCACTTTTAGTCTCAGGAAAATACTCAACAAATATTGGAGTGGGAACTGCAAGAATCTTTCCTAGCATAGTGTCTCGATATGATCCTTCAAACATTTCACCCTTTTTATTTTTTTGTTTGCGTAGATTATGTAAAATCTTTCTAGCTTGTGTATCTTTTACAGGTAAAACAAGCATCACATCTCTAACAGTCACATATGCTTTCATTTTTCTTCGTTCTCCTTTCCTTTTGAATCTTGAATTTTGCTTCGATCTAAAATACACGCGATATATCCTTGGTCATATTCTTCGATGTCGTATCCCATCTTTTTAATCTTTTCCAAGGTTTCTTTGACATTTTCATCAGCTGACATCACATCCCTCCTTTCAAGTTAATTACATTAATATTATAGTTAGTTTAAATAACTTTGTAAACAATAATTTGTTATTTTAGTTAACTTCTACATTTTCTTTTGTTATAATACATTTAGCTATAGAAAGCTGGTGACCTCATGGAAGAAACAATTGGGCAACGGATAAATGTTGTCAGAAAGAAATTAAATTTAACACTTGAAAAATTTGGTGAAAAAATCGGAATTTCAAAAGTTTCCGTTAGAGCCATAGAAAAAGGAATAAATAACCCATCAGAACAAACTATAAAATTAATTTGTAGTGTATATAACGTTGACTATGCATGGTTAACTCAAGGTGTTGGAGAAGATATTTTTATTTCCATTCCTGAGTCAAAGATAGATCAAATCATGGAAGATTATGGCTTAACTGAAAAAGAGCGACCACTTGTTCGAGGATATTTGGAAGCACCTGAAGAAGTCAGACAACAAGTTGCCGATTATTTAAATTCAATTGTCGAAAGAGAAATAGCAAGAAGAGAAAAAGAAAAGAGTAACAAGAAATAGCTTGTTACTCTTTATTGTTATAAAATAGGTATGTACACAACTTATTTATGGAGGAACAGTAATGGAAAAAGTAGTTTATTATTGCCCTAATTGTGGAAAAACAGTTTCTAGATTAAAAGGAAATAAAGATAATTGTTCTAACTGCAATGGGAAAATGATTCAAACACCAATTGATGTGGAAGAATGGAAAGCTTTAACTGATGAAAAAAAAGAATCAATCAAATTAGAAATATCATCTTATGGAGTACCTGAATATAGTGGAGAACCATTAAGTGACTTAAAACATAGACATGACTTAATTCAAATCCAGAAGATTTTCGTCACCACAACAGATATAAAACGTGAATATGATATTATTGGCCCCGTATTTTATCAAATCAATGATGCAGGATCAGGGAAAATGATTTTTCAAAAGCAAAAAGAATATCGTAGTGTAATCAATGCATTAAAAGATCAAAATCAACTAGTTAATCAAAACGCATCCATAACAGAATCGATAGGAGCATTATCGGGGATGATAGAATTATTCAGTACAGGTGATATTTCAGCATCCACAAAAGATTTGTTAGGAAATGGCCATAACCAATTTGATGAAGCCTTTTTTATTTCGGTAGAAGAAATAAAAAAGCGTGCATATTATATGGGTGCAGATGCTATTATTGGCATGAAAGAAGAACTAAATCTAGACACTAACGGATTTCAACATTTTTATATGCAAATGTACGGAACTGCCGTTAAATTTAAATAATAATAAAGCTAGGGTAAATTCCCTAGCTTATATTTCTTCTTTGCCAACTACTTCATCAGACCATATTTCTTCTTGCTTGGTTTCGCCTTCATAGCCTTCAAATCGTTCTGCAATTGAGATTCTCTTTTGTTCTTCCATTTGGTATCCTTCCTTTAAAATTTGCGCGTAAATACCTATAGGTATTGGTGTTATTCATTTTTAGATGATAATAGCAGTCTTTGTGCATGATTATACAGAATTTGCAGATCATCCACGTTAAGTTTTTCTGCTAGGATAATTAATTTCTTTATCCATAAATCCCTTTCCATAAGATCATCCCTTTCCATTCATTTTCTATGAATAAAAAGAAAAACGTTTTCCTTATTATAATATATAATAAGTCTTAAATTTTATATGTCAATGCCTGTTTTGTGTTAATTTGTACAAATATAATACTAAAAAGTGCAAGTGGTTATATATCACATTATCAGTATTGAATTTTTTCGGGGGGGGGTAGAATTTTTAATGTACTTTTGGTTATATTATTAACTAATTTTGTTTTGTAAATATTTATTAATATTTTGCATTTTTCATTACTCTTTTTAAAATGTGATGTTATTATTCATGTGTACATGATAAATATTTTAGGCTTTTTTCTATCCTCTCAAGAAAAGATTAGCAGAGAATGAAAAACAGATAGTGGTGTTGAGCAGCATACACTATCTGTTTTTCTTTTTATGTATTTGTTATGTACGTGGTGGGTCGATAGTTCCCACATCTCATCAGAATTTACATTCCTACCCTTGACACTTTCGTGCGCGATAGCCATCTTTCTATCCTCACGTACATAATCAATCGTTTTTATTCTTATTGTATAAAAATGATCCTATTAAAAAGCCAAGTGGAGTAAATATAGCCACGAAACCTTTGTTATTCATGCCTTTTAAAACAAAATATATACCAGCTCCCAAAACAATTAAACAAATGGTAAAAGCCATCATTTGCCCAATCAATGTACTACGAACTTCGCTTTTTAGCATTTTCATTTCTAGTGATTGTCTATGTTTTGCCTGATCTTCGGCCATCTTTAATATACGATCACCTGCTCCAGGTGTTACTTGTTCATATCTTGCAAAATCATCAGATGGTGGTAATGGACCGCTGAATGATTTTTGCATAGCCATCTGAACAAATTCTATTTGTTCTTCTTTTGGCATTTTGTCAAACTCATTTTCGATGCTATTTAACTCATTACTTGACTTTGAATTGAGCTGGGTTTCTTTCATAATCCGACATAGCCTTTCTAATATCATTTCCAATAGTAATCCAATCATTCGAAAGGCTTGCAGCATCATCCACAAACGTTCCGATTTTTATTTTTTTTATATTACTACCATTTATATCCATAACTTTACTTATTCCATATCCAAAACTAGAAGTTGCAAACGAAAAAACATTCTTTTTCATAGCTTAATTCCTCCTATTCCACCTAAATATTACTTTAAGTGGAAAGAAAATACAATACTTTGTTAGTCAATGCTAACACTTTCACAACAACTTATTCATCATATCTACAATGCTCTTGTCTTTTGTATCAAACCAGTGTGCATATGTATTATGCAATGTTTCAACTGTATCTCCTAAGCGTTTGGCTATGTCAAAATCTGAAAATCCAGCTCCTGCCATGTTATTAATTAGAAATGATGCGTGTGAATGTCTAAAATCATGAATTCTTATTTTAGGCAATCCATCATCTTTTTCTTTTGCCTTATTATATGCATCATCAAATCTTCTTTGTACTGTCTGAGGTGATATTGGTTTATAATATCCAAACACAAATTTATCTTTTGTGAAATCATCCCATTTAGAACATTCTAAAAACCATTCTCGAAGCATTTTAGACAATGTATTAGGCATTGTGATAGTTCTATAGCTATTGTTTGTTTTTGGCGGTGTAAGCCATTTATTAGGATCTTTCTCTTTGTATCTATATGTTTTGTTGATGTCTATCGTTTGCTTTCTAAAATCAATGTCCTTCCATTGTAGGGCCATTGCTTCACCTTTTCGTAATCCCATGTAGAATAAAACAGAATAAAAACATTTCATCATTTGTTCATCTACTTCTTCAATAAACAAATCAAAATCATATTGCTGCCATATTGTCATTTCTTCTTTTCTTTCATTCAATCTAAGATCACGTTTCACATATGTCATTGGATTTGATTGGATGTATTCAGAAGTAACACCAAATTTATATAGCTTATTTAAAAAGAAATATATTCTTGATACATATGCCTTTGAATATTTCTCATCAAATTTATTGATCAAGTTTTGCATTTGCCTTTTATCTAGAAAATCAATATCTTTCATTTCCTTAGAAAGAACATTGTACAAATATTCATCTGATTTTAGTGTTGATTCTTTTACATACTTTTTATTATATTCTTTAAAAGCTTTATACAGTCTGTCAAAATTCATGTCTGATGGAAGCATAAAGAAATCTTTTCTGAATTCAACCTCAGCTTTTTGTGCTTCCCATTTAGAATCAAAACCACGCTTACGATATCTCTTTATACATTTACCATCTTTATAGATTTTTCCGGCAAACATATATTTTCCTGTTTTCTTATCTAGTTCTACTGCCATTTTTTTGTGCCCTCTTATATGTCCATAATATGCAAAAAATGGGTATAATTCAATATTTTAATATCAAATTATACCCCAATATACCCCAAAGCAAATAAAAAAGCCTTTAAATAAAGGCTTAAATTTAAATGGAGCAGATGAGGGGAATTGAACCCCCGTATCAGCCTTGGCAAGGCTGTGTTCTACCATTGAACTACATCTGCATGAATGGCGGTCCAGATGGGACTCGAACCCACGATCTCCTCCGTGACAGGGAGGCATGTTAACCACTACACCACTGGACCATAATTTTCCAAAAATAAGATGGCGGAGAAGGAGAGATTTGAACTCTCGCGCCAGTTTCCCGACCTATACCCTTAGCAGGGGCACCTCTTCAGCCACTTGAGTACTTCTCCAAGAATATTTTCAGAATACTTATTTTTTAGAACAACCTGCGTTATCCGTAACGCCCGTTTATAATAACATGGATAAAAACTTATTGCAAGCAATTTTTTAAAAAAAGACAAAAAAAATTAGAGGCCAATTTTTGACCTCTAAACTT